AGGAAAACCTTAAATTTGATCTCTCTTGGTTACGGGCGTGTAAATTTGTGTACGACGGACAGGTTTACGACACGATGGTTGCAGAGTATATATTATCTAAAGCTAGACGATGGCCTCTTGGGCTAGAAGCACTCGCTAAAAAGTACGGCGGTGTTCAAAAAGAAAAAGACCTAATCAAGCCGTTCTTCGATGGCGGCAAGACATTCTATGATATCCCGTGGGACATTATTGAAGAGTATGGAACGGCTGACGTTCTTGCTACTGAGCATGTTGCTCTTAAACAACTTGAAGCCTTTGGCACAACATTCGAGGAATTATTTGATGGAACAAAAACTGATACCGACGTTAAAACTATCGCTTGACATGACGGCTGTACTCTCACGGATAGAGTACAACGGATTAAAAATTAATGAGAACACTCTTGCAACAATTCGAATCCAGTACGAAAGTGAAATGAATCATCTTGGTTCACGGTTAACAGAGTTAGCGCAACAGGCTATGGGTGACACCCCTATTAATTTGTCTAGCCCCGATGATCGCAGTATGCTACTTTATTCTCGTAAAGTTAAGGATAAGGGCTTGTGGTCGGCTGTATTTAATCTTGGTCACGAGATGCGTGGCTCAACTCGCAAACCAAAGCGTCGAACTCGCATGACCAACAAGGACTTCAACTCGAACGTCAGAGGGCTTACAAACGTTGTGTACAAGACTCGTGGTAAACACTGTCACGATTGTAATGGCAAGGGAAGGTATACCCCTTTTAAAAAAGACGGAACTCTTGGTAAGGCGGTACGCATCTGTAAAGTTTGCAACGGCAAAGGCGTCATCTATGAATCTACTGGAGAAGTAGCAGGATTTAAACTTGTACCTCGTAATGTTGTGGATGTCGCATCTGCGGGTTTTAAAACAGACAAGGAAACACTGACGGAACGAGCTATGGACATGCAAGGGGAGGCAAGAGAATTTGCTGAGGCGTACATCCGCTATAATGCCCTTCGAACATACCTCAGTACCTTTGTAGAAGGCATGGAAAATAATGCCGATGACAACGGATTTATACATCCTGAGTTCATGCAGTGCGTCACCGCTACAGGTAGACTGTCCAGTCGTAAACCTAACTTCCAAAACATGCCACGAGGTTCAACATTTGAGATAAGAAAGGTAGTTGAAAGTAGGTTTGATGGTGGTCTAATTATTGAAGGGGACTACAGTCAGCTAGAGTTCAGGGTAGCAGGGTTTCTTGCAAAGGATGATCAAGCCTACGAAGATGTTGGCATGAACGTTGATGTTCACAGTTATACGGCAAATGTGATTGGCTGTTCACGACAGGAAGCTAAAGCTCATACCTTTAAACCCCTGTACGGGGGAACGACAGGAACTGATGATCAACAGCGGTACTATCGCGCCTTTAAACAAAAGTACAATGGCGTAAGCGAGTGGCATGATAGTTTGCAACGGGAAGCGGTGTCTAAGCGCGAGATCACTCTGCCATCTGGAAGGCAATACGCATTTCCTAATGTGAGATGGACTGAGTGGGGTACTGCAACCGAACGAACTGCTATCTGTAATTACCCTGTGCAAGGGTTTGCAACAGCCGATCTCTTGCCCTGTGCGCTGGTGCGGCTGGATAGTGAAATGCACAGACATAACCTCAAGTCGTTGATTTGTAACACAGTACACGATTCAATTGTCATTGATGCTCATCCGGATGAGAAAGACATCTGCATTGAGCTAATGAAAATTTCTATGTTGGCTATTCCTGAAGAAGTTTCAAAGCGTTACGGAATAGTATATGATATGCCAGTTGACATAGAAATAAAAATAGGTAAAAACTGGCTTGACACAGAAGAAGTGCCGTTGTAGGATGGTACTACAACTCAACCCTTTTCATATATGGAGATTAGGAACATGAATGGGACAGACCTTGTAAATATTGATCAAGACATGGATCAACTGGTATCAGCTTTTAATTCTGATGATACCGAAGCACTGATGAAGATGACAGGACAGGCCGAACAAAAACGGACAGGTCTTTCACGTCTTAATATTAATTATAATGAAGAGACCGACGATGGTATCGCGTTAAAGCGGGGTACTTGGAAGATTCTTGTAGACGGAGACTACTTGTACGCATCAGAAGCGTACATTCGTCCTATCCTTCGTACTTTTGAATGGAGTGCATGGGATCAAGAGAACTCAAACTTCGCATCTAAGTCCGTCCAGAAGCCTTCCTTACAGGGAAGTTTTCCAGACACTACTGGTACAGACCGCTGTGGTCGTCTGTCCCGTGATGAGGAAGAGAGTTTAGCAAAGGATGACCCTGCCTTTATTCGTTCAAGACTTGCAGTTTGCAATCAGATTATTTACGGTTTGATTAGTGGCAAGTTTAACAAAGCCGACGGTACAGAGGTAGAACTCGATAATCACCCCTTTGTTAGCTACTTTAAAAAGTCAGGGTTTATGCCAATCCGAAACTTTATCGATGGTCTTACAAAGCAAAGCAAGATCATGCAACGGTGCAACATTCTTCTTCGCACATCAAAGAAGACAATGGGTGCAACGAGCTATTTTGTACCGATGCCAACACTGGCAGGTGAGATAGACATTTCTGATGAAGATAAAAAGATGATGGCAATGTTTGTTGAGACAGTAAAAGGTCACAATGAAGTTATCATGAATCAATACAGAGATGCTGTTAAGCTACTTGAAGAGGACGATCTCAGTCTAGCGGATGATTTCAAAGATGCTGTTGCTTCTTAACATTCAAGACTATCTGGCGAAAGCTAGTAGGGGGGAACTTAGTGTCCCCCCGTCTTATCTCAACCAGTTTCTTGACGACTGTAAGGTTGCGGTGTCGCGTCAATTACAGCGTGAACCCCGTAACTTTCGCATCCGCATGTCTGGTTTGGGACGCCCCCTGTGTCAGCAATTGATGGAACGAGAGGGCTACACCGAAGAGGTGGACTATAACTCTGTTCTTAGATTCCTGTTTGGCGATATAACTGAAGCCATACTTATGTTGGTTATGCGTGAAGCAGGTTGCAACATTGTTGACTTCCAAAAAGAAGTACAATTAAAACTTGGTGACGAGACGATTAAAGGAACACTGGACGTTATACTTGAAGATGAAACAGGTACAAAAAAAGTGTGGGATATTAAATCGTCAAGTGAGTGGGCATTCAGGTATAAGTACAAGGGCGGCTACGAGAAGATGAAAGAGGATGACCTGTTTGGGTACTTGATGCAGGGACATCTCTACTCAGAGGCTCTAGGAATGCCCTTTGGCGGCTGGATAGTCATTAATAAGTCCAGCGGCGAAGTAGCCGTTGTAGACGCTCCTGAGTGGCAGGAAGAGGATAGAAAAATTTACATGAAGGATGCAGTCAGTCGTGTAAAGCAACTGACCAGTGCTACCACTAAGATTGCTAAATTTAAATCTGAACCGGAGATGATAAAAGTTAAGGGCGTTGCCGAACCAACAGGTAACAAGCTATTAGCTAAACCTTGTACCTTTTGTGGGTTTCGTCAGCACTGCTGGCCCAAAGCTAAATTACACCCAAAGGTCACATCTCGTGCAAAGGTAAAGCCAGAAATTTGGTACGAAACGGTAAAGAAGGCGGAACTGTGACGTGCCTATTCTTTCCCTTCACTCCTATGATGTGTCGCTTCTTCACCTGAACGAAACAGTTTATCACGTGTTTGTAAACGCTGTTACGGATAGAGGGGGTGAGCGACACGTTGTAGCTCTGCGTCAGCACGAGCGAGGCATACCTCTGACGCTACGAGAGAACTACTCTGAAAATGGTTACCTGTTGCAAACAACTGAATCTCGTGATGTGCCTCTACTCGAAAAAGAGTTTCAACTTATTTCAAAACGTTTAATGGCTGGTGGTATTGTATGCGTTCCGATATACCCTTTGACAGACGAATTATCCAACCTCGAAAAACACTCCCCAAAGACAGCAGGGTATCTAAGAAAACGCATGGAAGGCTTGCAAATAAAATCTCTTTTAGAAAGCGGAAGAAGATGAAAAGTAATGCTGGCTACAGGTCGGGCTTTGAATTGAAGTTAGCTCAAACTCTCATACAAAACAAAATTAACTTTACATACGAGGATACTCGTATTAACTACATGCCTAAACCTCGAACCTATACCCCTGACTTTTATCTTGTTGATTCAAACATTTACATCGAAGCAAAAGGAAACCTAACAAAGGATGACAGAGTTAAGATGGTTCTTGTCAAGCAGCAGAACCCTGAATATGATGTGCGAATTGTCTTTATGAATGCCCGTAACAAAATATACAAGGGTAGTAAAACAACGTACGGTAATTGGGCAGATCGACATGGGTTCATGTGGGCAGAGGGTAGTATCCCAAAGGAGTGGTTGAAATGAGTAGCAGTGATGATGATGATGATATCTTAGATAAATTAGGCGCGTTAAATAGGATGATTGAAACTTCTTCTTTATTGCCAGATAGGCAATACATTATATTTAATGAGCTTGACGACGACAATGTTTCTATGTCTGTGTATGACACGACAGAACAAGACCCGGAAGAAACAGAGCCAACTGCAGGGGATATTCTTTTGCATGGGGTCTTAGAAATGATGGAAAATAGAATGGAAGAGGTTTTAGAAATGGGACTTCTTCGTTTATCCATGTTGACTGCTGAAACCGAAACCCTTAAATTAACAGATACTCCTCTTGGGGATAACATTGTTAAGGTAGACTTTGGAAAGAAGCATTGAGATGACTGATTACAGACGTATGATAGAAGAACTTGAACAACAGAACAAAGAGGTCTACGGCAATGTAGACATGGTAAACAGCCCCCCTCACTACAATCAGGCAGGTATCGAATGTCTCGACGCCATCGGTGCGGCAACGGGAGAGGGCTACGAGTATTATCTGCAGGGTAACATCATCAAATACTTATGGCGGTATCGCTACAAGAACGGTGTGGAAGATCTGAACAAAGCAAAGTTTTATCTTGAACGTTTAATCAAAGAGGCTGAGTGATGAACTGCTGGCATTGTAAGAGTGAACTAATTTGGTGTGGAGACCACGACGTGGGTCACGAGTTTGAACATTACTCCATGCTGACTGAACTGCACTGCCCTAGTTGTGACAGTGATTACGAAGTCTTTTATCCTAAAGAAAAAGACAAAGATGATTAAGCACGTTTGCAAACACTGCTTGAACATTCAATACATTTCATCTAAAATGTTCGAATATGCCTCACGCATTCTATGTCGTGTGTGTTCGAACCCAATAAACAAACAAGACACGAAGGAGAAACAAGATGTCTAATGCGCTACCAACACCCTATCAAGAATTCATCCACAAGTCCCGCTACGCTCGTTGGATTGACGAGGAGTCCCGCCGTGAGGACTGGCACGAGACTGCGGAACGTTATGTTGACTACATGGTTAATCAAGTTCAAGGCAAGAACGGTTACAGAGTCACTGACGAACTTCGCCACGAACTCGAACAGGCTATCATCGGCTTGGAGGTCATGCCTTCTATGAGGGCTATGATGACCGCTGGAGCGGCTTTGGCTCGTGATAACATCTGTGGCTACAACTGTTCTTACATTCCCGTAGACAGCCCTCGTTCGTTCGATGAGGCTATGTATATATTGATGTGTGGCACTGGGGTAGGATTCAGTGTTGAGCGTGAGAACGTCGATAAGTTACCTGTCGTCAGTGAGAACTTCAGCAATTCGGATATTGTCATCAACGTTGCAGACAGTAAGATAGGTTGGGCAAAGGCATTCCGCGAACTCGTCGCGCTTCTTTATGCTGGTACAATACCCTCGTGGGATATGAGTGGGATTCGCCCTGCAGGTTCGCGGCTGAAGACTATGGGTGGACGGGCATCCGGACCACAACCTCTGATTGACCTGTTTAATTTTGCCGTGTCTATGTTCAAGAAGGCGGCAGGACGACGCCTATATCCTATCGAAGCGCACGACTTGATGTGCAAGGTGGGTGAGGTTGTCGTAGTTGGTGGGGTTCGTCGCTCTGCCCTGATATCCCTGTCGAACCTAAATGATGACCAGATGGCACACGCTAAAGCAGGTCAGTGGTGGGAGAACGAGGGGCAACGTGCGTTGGCAAACAACTCTGTAGCCTACAAGTCTAAGCCAGAGATTGACACCTTCATGCGTGAGTGGGTATCTCTTTATGAAAGCAAGTCCGGTGAACGGGGTATGTTCAACCGTGAAGCGGCAGACAAGCAGGTTGCTCGTAATGGGCGTCGTAACACGGGCTATGCTTGGGGTACGAATCCCTGCTCCGAAATCATCTTGCGTCCCTATCAGTTTTGCAACCTGTCTGAGGTTGTTGTTCGCGCACACGATACCTTGAGTGACTTGAAGCGTAAGGTTCGCCTAGCAACTATCTTAGGTACGTTGCAATCAACCCTAACGGATTTCAAATACTTGAGGAAGATATGGAAAGACAACACAGAAGAAGAACGCTTACTGGGCGTATCCTTGACTGGTATCATGGACCACAGCGTCTTAGCAGGTTTGACCGACAGTCGCACATGGCTAACAGAGATGAAGCAAGTAGCAATCGACACGAACGCAGAGCTTGCCCTGATGCTTGGAATCCAACAGAGCAGTGCAATCACCTGTGTAAAACCGTCGGGTACTGTGTCACAACTAGTGGACAGCGCAAGCGGAATACACGCTAGACACAACGACTACTATATCAGGACGGTTCGCGGTGATAACAAAGACCCGTTGACCCAGTTCCTTATAAACGAGGGTGTCCACAACGAACGGGATGTGATGAAGCCGGATGCGACAACGGTCTTTTCGTTTGCGATGAAGAGTCCGGACAATGCTGTTCTTCGTGATGACAGGACTGCTGTAGAGCAACTTGAGTTGTGGAAGCTTTACGCTGAACACTGGTGCGAACACAAGCCGTCTATCACCGTGTCTGTAAAGGAACACGAGTGGATGGAAGTCGGGGCGTGGGTCTACGAGAACTTCGATGTCTCGTCAGGCGTCTCGTTCCTTCCCTTCAGTGACCACACCTACCAACAAGCCCCATACCAAGATATCGAACCGGATGACTACCACGATTGGCAGAAGTCTTACGAACACGTGGTCTTGGATTGGAACAAGCTGACCGACTTTGAAAAAGAAGAAAACACATCGGGTTCGCGGGAGTTGGCTTGCACAGCAGGTGTCTGTGAGGTAGTGGACTTGACAGCAGCATAGTTTATCTATTGTTCGTCTTGGACACGCAGACGTTAAAGCGATGTGGGATTAGGTGGAAGCCCTATTTGATGAGGGATACAGATGATAGAAGTTAAGTTAACAAAGGACATAATCGATCGTGCTAAAAAGAAAGCTGCCGCTGTAGGGGTTCTACAGGGCAGCATCACGGGTGGCTTGAGTAATGTTGTGGGTGCTATAGGCGAGGTTATTGTTGGTGACGCAATGGGTGCAAACGAGGTTAACACCTTCAACTACGATCTGGTAAAAGACGGTAACCGCATCGATGTTAAAACGAAGCGTTGCAACACCAAGCCATTTCCAAATTACGACTGCAGTGTTGCATCACACGGTTTGCAACAGGACTGCGACACCTACGTATTCGTTCGAATTAAGATAGATATGACTCGCGCTTGGATACTTGGAGAGATATCAAAGGGTAAATTTCTACAGCAGTCTGTACGCTACAGCAAAGGAGATGTTGACCCCAGCAATGGGTTTGTATTTAAAGCGGATTGTTACAACATTCCCATTTCAAAGCTTGAGGATATTGATGTCAAGAAAACTAGCCAAATGTACACTGTTTGATCTACACTTTTATCTTAGCGAAAAAGGTCAGATAGAAATAGAAATGTCCAGCGTTGATCCGGACGATTTCAGAAAGGCGATGGAAAAGGGATTCCCTCAATACGAAGGAACCTACAAGGTAGCCAGTCTGTTACGCTACCTTAATTCAATCGGTAGCGAGATACGCGAGACATCAAAGCGATATTTCTAACGCTTCTTCTTTTTAGCCATACCACCGTACATCATGTAGCCCATCTTGTTGCGAACAGACTTCGGTAGCTTCTTTAAACCGGGGTTGTCAGCAGGGACTTTCTTTGGTTCGCCACCGCTTGCCATACCCATACGGGGCATACCCATCGCGGTATTCATTATCATGTCATCCTTGCGCTTGTCCTGCGCCATTTGGCTAGGCGTTGCAGACATCATTCCGCCCATCTGGGCTTTCTTGCGGGGCTTGGTCTTTTTAGCCATGCCACCGTACATCATTGGTTTGCGACGGGCTGCGCCGCCATACATCATTCCCTTGCGGGGTCCGTTATTGTAAGTCTTCATGGTAATATGTTCCTTGTGTCTAGGCTTGGAAATAAGAGTTTGCCATCATCTAGAGGTACAACGTCAGCGGCTTCTACTCGTTGACGCTTACCAACAGATGGCATGGTGAAAAAGGTTGTGGTGTATTCTCGTCCAGCAGCGTCAACAACCTTTTCTGTGCGGGGGTTCTGGACTGTGTGGGTCTGTGTTATGCTCTGATACAAAAGAGCTTCCATTCGCTTGTTGCGAACAGGGTCAAGAGGTCTACCTGTTCTCATAACTTCCAACATTAATTTACCAAGTTCAGGATCGTTAAGCATTGCTGTTACCATTCTGTAGTTCTTTGCTCTCATTGTCTGTAACAGAGCTTCTGTTGCTACGTACTTTGGGCTAACAACGTTTCTGTTGATTGCATAGATACGACTTATGTAACTCTCGACTGATAAGCCTCGCGGCACACCTGTTATTCCCACACCCGCTATTGGATTTGTTTCAAGTTCAGAAACAAAGTTTAACATTGTTTGTGCCATATTGTAGCGTTCATCTCCGAGTATTTGTCTTACAACTTGTTTTTGTTCTTCAGTTTTACCCAAAGCAGCCCTCATGGCATCCTGATCAATGCTGACTTTATCTACCTCTACTTGACCGTTTGGTGTGCTAACAAGCATTTTTTTCTGAGGTTTAAAGGTTTGCTTTTCTATGTAAAGCATATAGATATCAGCTATATTTTGATCAACCAATGCTTCTGCATTACCCGGAACATTTAAAGGATATCCGGAGGCTCTTGCGGAGTCAATCAAGGTATTTCTGATAGTGTTGAACTGGTTTTGACCACCGCTTACAAGTTGTTGTGCTGCTTGCTCGTAGGTAAAATTGGCAGGAAGTCCGAAGGTCTTACCGATAAGATTTATACTGTCTTCAAGTTGCTTTACCTTATTTTTAGCAGGTTTAATAGCTTCGTTTATAGCATCTTGTACTCTACCCTCTGCAACATCCATAGTTTCATCAAACAAGTCCTTTCCAACAGATTTTGAACTAAAACTGTAGGTATCGTCAATTAAGGATGGTACGTCTATCATTGGCACATTCTTTCCAGTGATAGGATCTATCATGGTAACGTTATTACTGAGATTTGTAAGAAACTGTTGACGCTGTTGATCTGACATATCAGGGAAATTTTTCAACATGTATTCAGCAAGTGCTGTTTTCATATACGTTTGCATGTGCATTGTATTTGTTTTTCCTGAACGGAAAGCTATTGTTACTTCGCCCGTTTCAGGAACAACCGTCTTATCTCCCATTGCACGACCAACAGAAAGCATCCAGTTGTTTGCATACTTTTCATCAGTAGCAAGACGATTTATGTCAAGAAAATTGTCAACCGACCCATAGCCATACAAAAGTCCTCCCGGAGCGTTTCTGGTAGCTGTGACGTTTTTACGATTTCCCCAGCTCATAAGTTGAGGAATAATTCCACCAGCAACATCATCCTTCCATGTTAATTTGTAGTTGTACCAGCCCTTGTTGGCTTCTTTCAGATATTGTCCAAAAGGCATTGCTCCACCATCTATGGACGGGTGCTGAATCTGTAATGCACCAATAGGATTACCATTTACCTGAAAGTTATTAAACAGTGTTTCCTCAATGTATTTATCAGCATTGTTTAACTTGGCATAGACAGCTCCGTTTTCTAGATTTTGATGCTTTAAAGCCGAGATGGTTCTGTTAACTTCGCGCAACTGAGCAGGATTAAGTTGGAACAATTCTGTTGCGCCGTTTTCTCTTGCATGTTGTGCGATGATAACTTGAGGATCGACCCCTTTTGGAAAAGACACTCCTTCTGACTCAAGCTGCGCTTTCATATCAGAAATAACTTCTCGCTTTGTTTTTCCGTTAGTTGTAGCCAACGTTTCAAAAAAGGGATCTGTCAAAGATATAACAGTTTCATCAAATTTCTTTTTAGATGGCGCATCTAAGTCACTTCTTGTAATCTTCGCAAAAGGACCAACTCCGGGTATTTCTACTTCCGATATTATGTTGAATACTTCGTAACCATCCACAGTTGGTACACCATCTATGATTTGACCATCAGCAGTTCTGTAGGTCACGTCAGGGGACGACATTATAGTGTAGGGACGCCTTGCAAAAAGTAGGTCATCAGCATGTCGATGCTCTAGGTGCATAGAGAATAGACCAGAAGAGCTTGTAAATTGAGGAATGTCAGGAAGCTCGTCACCTTTGGCAAGTGCTACCATTGCTGCGGAACGTGCAGACTCATTATCACCAAGTTCAGAAAGAATGGTGTTTGATCTGGTTGCTAACGTGTCGGCTATGTACATTGTTTGTTCTTCGTGAAACACTTTGAATTCAGTTTCACTAAGTTTGCTAGTATCTGCAAGGTTATAGTTATTTAAGGTTTCAAGAGCCGCGTCAAAGCTTTGAGACTCTCCAGATTTCAACGATTTTGGTTCAAAGGAACTCGTACGCCCGTTGATGTTAGACATGTAGTGACCAACACCCTTTTTAGAAATGATATTATTTGCGTTAGCTATCTCATCACGAGTCTGTTTCAAGCCCTCGTCAAATTTGTCAATCATAGTTAAAAAGTTGTTTTCAGCTTCGTTAGTTGGCTTGAAATCAACTAAAACACGATTAAGCTCTGCTGTCAGCTCTGCTTCAAGACGCTGAAGACGCTGAAGATTTTCAGATTCTGCAGATCCAATAGCATTCTTGTACGATATGCTGCTTTGTAAAGAATCTGTCAGATGTCTCAAGGTTACAATGTCTGTTATAAGGGGGAGTGTAACATCCAAAGCATCCTCACGAACCCCTAAATCCAGCAGTTCATTTCGATATGCGTCTATCTTTTGAGCCTGATACGTTATAATCTCTCTCATCTCTGGGCTGTAGGTTTGCATCTGTCTGCCCAAATACAGGATTTTCTTTCTTTGATCTTTGGATGCTCGTGCGGATAGGCTATGATACAAGTTCGGTATTTTTCCTTTGGCTATTGAAAGGCTCAGTCCAACACCCAAACCAACCAGTTCGCCCATCTCTGCATCAATGCCAAATGTTTCTGTTTCGCCAAAATACACACTAAACGCAGCAGACCCTGCAATCAAGTAGTTATCTTGAATGTTAGTGTCCCTGATAAACTTAGGAGTTTGACTTCTGCGAGTTGCCGCTATTAGACCATACTCAAGATCAATAATGTCGTCATCAATCTTACGTATCCTTTGCCCCAATTCGGGTGCAAGAGGGTTTTCTTTCAGTCTTTTAACTATGCCTTCTCTTCTTTTGGTTAAGTCAGCTATGTTTGTTGTTATTCGTACAACTTCCGCACGTTGCTCTGTTGGTAGATTCAAGTCACTTATCTGAAAGGCTTGAGCAATCCGTCCTTCGTAGCTCTTCTCGCGGGTTCCAAAAAAGCCCCACTTTAACGCTCGTTCATCAGTGAAGTTCTTCATGATTTGAGCATCAGTTAAATCAGGGTTAATCTTTCGTTGATTTTCTGCAAACTCTGTAAATATTTTTAAATCTTTTTGTGAGCGAAATAGCTGACGTGTGTTTGATATAGCACTACCAGACTTTATTTCAAACCCTAGTCCGATTGCACGAGGTAGATACCCCGTGTACGCTTGTGCAAGAAACTCAGCAGTGGCAAGGTCAATCTCTACGTTATTTTCTGCTCCCCACTCTTGAATGCGATAGGGCATTGGTTCCCACCACGCATCCATAATGTCACCACGTGTTTGAAAATCAGCGATGGCAGGAGAATTGACACCAATCAATTC